TCTCCTTTTCTGTATAAAACCGCACCCGGGTATTCACTTCTAGCATTGCCCATATTGTACGAGCCAGACACTAGATACCAAGTGTTACCATCCGTTGTGAATACCGACTATTTCCACAGAGTAAATCTGATATTTAGGGTGTTGACTGACGAGGAGTTTATTATCCCTGCTGGAACCCCGGTATATCACCTGATACCATTTAAACGTAAGGGTGGATCAAAAGTAAAAAAGGTCATAATGGGAGATTCTAGAATGTTTCCGATGTTAAAGAACAGAGGCATAGGTTGGGGAGGGTTTGAAACCTTCAGGCGTAAGAGGTTATATAGACAACATCAAAGGCAATCTGATGGAGAATAAAGTGGAAGAATCTTTAATAGAGCCGGGTCATTTTGGTGATTCAACTGACAATATAATTATAATTAAAGATTTTGTCTCTCCTTTAGATTTAGAACACATGGCGGCCTTTTTACCCCACCTAAAGCAGTGGGACAACCCAAAAGAGACAGAGTACAACGAAGATGGTGTCTGTATCTATGATGCGTCGTACTGGTGGGATCGTGTTTGCGAGGGAGACACCTTGCACCGTGTGAATCCCTTTGTGTACGACATGGTAGCTAACTACACAAAAAAGATGGCCCATGTAATAGAGGATAAATTCGGAGTCTCGGTTTACACTAGAGATCCCGTGTTAGTTAGGTGGCTACCAGAATGTGTACAAGAGCCACATGCTGATAAGCAGTTAAACGATGGTTCTCCTAACCCTTTTCCCACATACGATATAAACTCCATCATATATTGGAATGACGATTTTGAAGGTGGTCAGTTTTACTACCCAGAGCACGGTATTGAGCTAGAGATAGAAGCAGGCATGGCTGTGGTTCATCCGGGGGATATTAACTATCTACACGGCGTTAAGCCAGTAGTTTCTGGTGTAAGGTGGACAACACCATCGTTTTATACAATCACGTCGTTAAACACTTACGGACACTACACATTTGGAGATTAAATGGAATACGCAGGTTATGTTGGGCACCCAGCATCAGGAATAGCTTTATACAAGTCAGTTTGGCCGGAGGAATCCAACTTCGTTGAGAGACTGGAAGGCTGCATAAAAAACAGTACCCATGAATATTATTCATGGAAGAAAGCACTAGTAGGCGATCAAGAAGAGATGCCCGATTACAGGGATTGCTCAGACTTTAAGATGCGAGAGTCAGACATTGAAAATTGTCCTGATGAATTTGAGGAGGCTTCTAAGGTTTACCAAGAAGTTATTGGTGGTGTTAGAGAGTGTGTTGGTGACTACTCTAAGCGTTACAACTTACAGTTGGATTTTGAAGAAGCCACTAACTTTGTAAGGTACGAGGAAGGTCAACATTTCTCAGTACATCCTGACAGTGGTTTTTCATATTCATGTGCGGTATCTACCATTGGCTACATTAACGACGGCTATGAGGGCGGAGAGTATCACATGCCTTACCAAAACCTTAACTTCTTGCCCGAGTTTGGAGATGTGATTGTACACCCTTCAGACTTTGTTTACGCCCATGCCTCATTTCCCGTTAAAAGTGGTGTTAAGTACTCGGCAGTGACCATGTATGATTACAACGACCGTAATCACCAGAGTTCAGAACCTACAGTAGCCCCTACTGATCAGGTTTATATTCCAGATAAGATAACCCTTCCAAAACTTGTGTAAATGAAAGTCACATTAACCCAAACTCATCAGAACCCACCAACCATTAGGCAAGCTCGACCTAGACGAGACTGGATGGACGACACTTATAAAAAACATGCGTATAAATGCTTGCCTATGACATCCGCCAACACACACGGGTGGGAGTTAGTTTTACAACAAGATGTGGTGGTTCAGTTAGACAGTCCAACGTCAGTACCTAGAGTTTTAAGTGGCGAGAAGATTACCCACACCACCGATGGTTCAAAGTATGAGCGTCCTGTAGCATCTCAGAGTATTATCGGGATAGTGTCGTTTGACACTGGGTGGGCCATGCAAACTCCAGAAGGAGTCAGTACGTGGATCACAGGCACCCCTAACTATTTTGTTGACGGGGCTGTTCCACTAACAGCCTCCATACCCACTAGTTGGTGGCCTGATCCGTGGAATATGAATTGGAAGATAACTAAGTTAAACACTCCAGTACATTTCCCTAAAGGTATGCCTTTTATGTTTTTTCAGTTCTACCATGAAGGGTTACTGCCCTCAGTTGAGTTTTCAAAAACAAACTCATGGGACAATCCTGAGTTAATGGAAGCACGCAAGGCATACGGCAATGCTAAAGCCCAAAAGGAAATAGACGAACCATGGGTTTGGCTGGGAGGTATACGCACAGGTGTGGACGAAAAGGGTGAGCGTATAGGTCCTGCATACGAGGGACATCCAATGCTAGAGGAACCAACATGAAATATTGGAAAGATGGAGACCACATACCATGGGTATACACCAGAGGCATCTATGGCGATCCAGATTTTGAGCGTTTTGAAGGTGATGTGTTATTGGTGTATTTGGGTCCAGCACGTCGTCCCGGATTTCATATGTTGCCAAATGAGTACATTAGTTTTTGCGAGTCACTTGCGGGTATAGGTAAAGGTTTTTCATTTAAAATTGCCCCGTGGATGTCTGTTGAGTACAACAAGTTAAATCCTTACATGAAACGCTACCCAAACGCTCAAGCGTTGGTGTTTAACAGAAACGGATCACTTGGATTTGTATTCTTTGAAGGTCAAGATCCTAACGATAAAAAAGAAGACATAGAGCGGATGATTACACTAGATGCAGAACTTAGACATGTTGGTAATGAGTTTCACTACCCAGACTGGCGCTTTCAAGAAGCTGTAGACAATAGACCATTAACTTGGGCTCACTTGTACATGGGAAGCCAGTTTACTGATGAACACCCACCTAACAGGGAAGTTTTGTTGCAAGCAATATTGGACTGTGTGTCTGCCGCAATGTTTGACATGGATGACGAGGCTAGAGAATTGTTTATGACGGAAACTCTGGAGAGTCTTCAGACACTGTATGACCGCAGGTCGCATACCCGGTATTGGGATGATTGATGACAGAACTGGGGTTCGGAGATTCGTGGGAACCGAACGGTGGTAGAGGAGAGCATTTAGGAGGAGGGGTAGTCTTATACCGTGGTGAAGTTTCGGTGGACTGGGATCTTCTTAGGTCATTCTCTAAGGAATCGGCTATAAAAGAACGGGATACAATGTACGTTCCCGGTAAAGATCCGATCAGCGGTGAAGATGGTTATATCAATCGTAACGGTTATTTCTTTCCTACAGATTCAGTACACCTAATGCCACAACATTGCGCTTATGTGCAAGCTGACATGCGCCCTGAGATACGGCAGATACTAAAAAGGTTTGAAGATGCCAAAGATGAATGCCTTTGGGATTACCTGCATCTATTTCCCATTGCAGGCAACTCCATATGGTGGAAGATAAAGAGCCACATCCTTGTGTATCCAGAAGGGTCATACCTAGGGATGCACGCCGACACCAGTACTGACTACGCCTACGGCGCACCAACTCCATCCGATCAGATAGCCACTAGAACTGTTGTGTCAACATTAGCTTTTTTCAACGACCATGTAGAGAATGAAGATGAGCTAGACGGCACTAACTTTACAGGAGGGGTTGTACATTTCGGGTATCTCGATATTGAATATAAGCCATGTAAGGGTGATCTACTAATATTCCCCTCTAACTACATGGCTTCCCATGCTGTTTCTTTGGTAGGTGGCGGTGACAGGTACAGCCATGTAGGTTGGTACTGTCAGGGCACACCAAACCCAGAGGTAGGTGAAAGTGTTGTTGATCCAGCAATAGACCCAGAAGGTGCTAGAATAGCAACCAACGTATTTATGGAAGGTGGTTATAGTCTTGATTTCCCGCCCAGCTAACATAGGGTTACTACACCCCGGAGTACTTGGGGAGGTTATAGGTAAGCAGTTTCAGAAAAACGGATGTCCTGTGTTTACTGCAACTGCGGGACGATCCCAAGATACTGTAGACAGGGCAGATAAGTCTGACTTTATTGACTTAGGTACCATCGAAGAAATGGTTAGTGAGGTTGATGTAATTGTGTCCATAGTCGGTGGTGCAGGCGTATTCGCTGTATATGGTCTGGATACTCCTAATGAAATAGTTAACTATCCTGTTGCTGAAGCGGTGATACATGCTGGGTTTAAGGGAGTGTACGTAGACGCTAATTCCATTATTTCCGATCCTGAACAATCAAGGTGGGAGCACTCATTAGCTGACTATGTAAACAGTAGTGGTGCCTCATATATATCAGCTTCCGTCTACGGCTATCCTAATCAAGATGGACGTATCATGTTTGTGTCGGGTGACAGAGCGGAGGCTATAGTCTCTTTATTGCCTAAGGATGATCGTAACTTTTTATATGCTAAAGTATCCCCGTGTGACGCTAAAGAGCATAAGCGTCAGCTTATTATTGACAATGTTCCTCCTGATCCAGAGAGTTACTCACGAACTGACGAAAGCTGGATAGATGCAAATAAGTAAACACCCTTCAGGACTAGTCATCTTTGATGGTGCGGCAGAAATAGATCAGGACTTCTTAGACGGGTGGATCGAAAGACGGAGTGAAATAACGGCAGGTTTGACTGGTAAAACTGACCGACGGTTGAAAACCATTGAGGATTACACAATAGATGAAGACGGTAATTATGTAAACCGAGGTGGTTATAAGTTCACACCAGAACAGTTCAAGACCACACCACTACGCCTTGTTGGGCTACTGTATGATGCCACTCCTGAAGATACTGCTTTTGTTAATTATCTTGATGGCGTAATGGCAAAATGTCTAGAAGAGTACATCCGTATATACCCAGAAGTTAAAACATCAATCTGGTACAGAACGCCAAGTCATGCTGCGGTTTACACTGAGGGTCAGGAGATTGGTCCACACTCAGATCAAGCAGTAGAACGTAGAGGTAGTAACAGCAAGTATTGGGGCTTGGGAAATGCCGACCAAGATTCAAAGCCAGTAAATGAGTTTCCTACTCGAAC